ATACTCTTGTTTGACCATCAGATATAACCATATCTATAATAACATTATTCTTCTGACCAAATCTCCAAAACCTTCTAATAGCTTGATAGTATTGCTCATAAGAATAAGTAGGAAAAAATACAGAGTGATTACAATGTTGCCAGTTTAATCCCATTCCTGTAATCTTAGCCTTTGTTATTATTCGTTTTATTTCTCCTTTCGCAAATCTTAAAAGTATATCCTCTTTTTTATCTATTGACATACTACCAATAATTTCTATAGCTTCCATATCTAACTTTTTAATTAAACTACTTTCAGCATTTAAGTTAACCCAATATACAGAAGTTTTTCCTTTTGCTAGTTCTACAGCCTTACTACATCGTTCCTCTATTGTTTCCTTTTGTTCGTGTCTTACTTCATGAAAAGACTTAGCTATAATATTAAACATTTGTATTTGTCCTTCTACATCTATTGTAGATGTATTATCTACTACGTGTTTATTTAATATTAAATCTGGTAAAATATACTTTTCATCTGAAAAACCCATATCACTAGGCATTTTAACCATAATAGCCCATTGGTTAACCCATGCAAAAAAATCTCTTTCTGCGTGAGGTTTAAGATAAAATTTTTCTCCTATATTTCTATTACCAGAATCTACGCTATTTTGATTATTTTTAAAAAACTTACTAAGCATATCCATATAACCCATATAACCTAAAACCTCTGAACTAGTACCCAACTCTATAAAGTCATTAGGTGACGGCGTGGCAGTAGATAAAAACCTATAAGGTATTTGTTTAACAAAAGTAGTTATTTGTCCTTTAATTTTACCGTTGAAGTTTTTTAAAATAGAACTTTCATCTAATACAACACCTTTAAATTCTTCTTTATTAAAATAATGTAGTCTTTCATAGTTACATATCACTATACCTTTTGAATGATTGCCATCTTTAGAATATTCAATATCTGTTATACCCATTTTGTTAGCTTCTATTATAAATTGAAACGCTACGGCTAAAGGTGTTAATATTAACACTTTTCCTTTTGTTTCGTTTACAATGTTTTGAGCTAATGAAATTTGTATTAATGTTTTACCCATTCCAGTATCGGCAAATATTGCCATTCTACCTTTTTTACAAGCTCTTGTTATAATTTCCCTTTGAAAATCAAACGCCATGTCAGGTATAAAATTCGGTTCAAAACCGAACTCACCTAATAAGTGTTTTTTCTGTTTAATAAATTCTTTGTAATTCATAATCTTTATTTGTTTTGTATTTATTTAGCTTTTAAAATAGGGGCTTCGCTTTAATTCAAGTCGATTTTATAATTTAATAAGTGAATTAATTAATATTGCCTATCGCCCCTATATTTTTAAAATGGTATATCTGATTCTTCATCGTGTTTATACATAAAGCTATCTTCTCCTAATGGTTGTAGTTTCTTTTGTGTATATCCTTCTTTTACTTCTACTGGTTTATCTGTCAAGGGGTTTACTCCTTCAATCTTAAATCCTAATCCGTTGTTAAACTCGCACATTAAAGGTACATCAAAATATGTCAAACCACCTCCACTTTCTACATCTTTAATTTTTTCGATATAAACTAAAGTAAAGGTTCTCATAGTTGGGTGCGCTCCTAATCTATGTAATACTATAAAATCATCACAACGATTACCGAACGGTTTACCACCCTCTACATCGGCTTTAAATGGGTTTCTAATATGCCCCTCCCATTCGTGGCCTTTTGGATATACACCACCTGCACGACCAGAAGCCGAAACGGGATGAGTACAAACATCAATTGAAACTCTAGTTTTGTTTACCCATTCCCTAGTGCAGTTTAGAAACTCGTAATTATCTGAGTGTCCATACTTTCGGTCTAAGCCTGTATAAGGGTCTATTAAGCAGCCGTTATAGTCTTCGCTTGAAAATATATCTAAGAGTTCTTTATATTTATAAGTTCTCTTGTTGTCTACGAAACTAAACCATTGACAAACCTCATCTTTGTATCTGTATAATTCAGCTAATGATAAATCTTTAACATATTTGCCCGAATAGATTTGTATAAGGTTTCTTATAATTTGTCCTGCTTGGTTTTCCCCCGTCCAGATACACCATTTAAAATCATATTTAGAAGATAGAACTAAATAGTACCACATTCTCCAATAGGTTTTTCCTACGTTGTCATGTCCTAGAATCATGTTAAAGTTGCCTTGTTTGAATCTAAGGTATTTATCTAATTCGCATCCTATCTTTAAACCTTCTTTTATATCTCCATTGTGGTATGCTAAGAGATAGTCTTGTATGTTTTTATCTTCTACTAGCATATAAATCTCTTAAGTATTGTTCACTAACTTTATGTTTATCCATTAACGATTGCATCTGTGCAGGTATTTGCTGAGCAGCCATTAAAACGGTCTTGTCTATTTTAATTTCTTTTTTGAATTTAGATAAGTCTTTAAACCAAACCTTTCTAATAGTGGATTGTAAATTAACAATTGGTTTATCGTTTTTGTTTTTCCAGTCTAAATCCTCATAATAATCCCAAGCATTTAAGAAAGTATCTTCTACTTTATCTAAATCTAAACCATTTTCTAAACCAAAACTTTTAAATTGCTGTAATAATTTTCCTTTCCTTTCTCTTTCTTTTCCTTTCTCTTTCTTTTGGTTGCTATCACCCTTGGGGGTAGGCTTGCTAATAGGCTTCACTATACCCTTGCTAGTAGGCTTACTTTTCTTGCCTCCATTACTACCACCGCGCACCATTTTTAAACGTGGTTCACATGATGGAATGAATATTGCCTTACCTTTATGTTCTATTAATCCAAGGTGCTGTAACTCTGATAATTCAAACATTAATAACTCTTCTTCTATAGCCCATTTCCTTGACCATACTTTGTAGTTAACAATAGTTTTATTATCGTTCAGCATAGCCAAATCAATTAATTCTCTGTAAAGTCCTCTTTGTGTTAGATTCAGTTGAAATACTGCCTCTGAATTGCCCCAATCTTTAGGGTACCAAGTGTAGCCTAGTTTAGCCATGTTTCGTTAGTTTTTGTTAGCGTAGTTTAAAAAGAATCAGAGCAGGTACTACGAAAAACCTCATTGAATCAAGACCGCTAAGTCTGAACTCCGATACAAAGATAATGATTTATTCTATCTTATCAACTATTTCTTGGAATTGTTTTGTAGTAACATTACCAACTTCTGGATGGTTAAAGTCTGTTATATTGAAAAAAGTCAAGTCACTAACGAATTGTTTAAACGCTTTATGCTCGAGAGTCTTACAGCCTATGCTAACAAATTCCTTTCCTATCGTTACTGTCTTGCCGTTAATCGTTAAAGGCGTGTCGATTATTGTAGCCCATTTGCCGTTTTTGAATATCGTATATGATGCACCAAGCATTTGAATCACTAGTTCATTTTCTTGGTGTATGTATCTGAACTCATAATCTATTATTCTGGTGTCATTAATCACCCCAATTCGACCTTTTATCAGTTCAAACCTTACCCCTTCTTTAAATCCTCTCTTCTTAGCCTCTTTAATCAAAGCGGTTTGTACCTCTTCGTTGGTGGCTTCTATAAGTTGGTCTTTATTGGGTGCCAGATAATTATTACCACCATCACTAACCTCACTAAACATTTGATGATTTACAATTACGAATGGATATTTACTATTGTCATCTTGATGCCTCACATACATAAACACCATATCCTTTTTTAATATCCCGTAATCTCTTGTTAATTTATACCACTTGCCAACCTCAAACTTTGGCTTGTTCTTTAATTCTTCTATCTCTCTGAGTAGTTTTAATTCTTTCTCTAGTTCTTCTATTCTATTCATAATCTTTTTTATTTAGTTAATGTATTAAAACACCTTTGACATGTGCCAGACTTTAACCCGTTAAACATTGCAGAGCCTGACGTATAATTACTAGATATTTGTTTTTCATTCCAGTTTTTAGGGTCGTGGTGATTCTGACCGCAATTAGTACAGAACTGTAGCGACTTATCTAATATCATTTCTTCATACTCTTCTTGTGTAACCTTTTCGACTTGTACCCCTTTAGGCAAATAATTATTCCCGTTCGCTTCGTTTATAACGCTTTTCATCGGTGGCTCTAATCTGTCTACTTCAATGATTGAAGAGTTTGGAAAAATATTACAACCGTTTTTTATTATCTTTACTTTCATAATCTTGTTTTAAAAGAGGCCGCTACACCTCTGTAATTAAATCGAATTTAGTTTTAAGTTTATTGGCTCAAAAAGCAAGGTCATCGTCACCGTCTGGAGTGAATGTTTCTGCATCTGTAGGCGCATCTGTAACCTTAGAACATTTCCACATAGAAAGGTTAGTATAGTGTTTCCCTTCATACTCCCGACATTGTACGTTCCATTCTATCTCTACTTCATTACCTACCTTGTTGTACTCTAGGAAGTTATCTAAATGCTGTACGTTGTCAGCGTTTTTAAATACCTCGAATGAGTATAGGTTATTATATTGAGCATCTGTTACGAGTTGGAAACTTAGTTTCTTTGCTCCTGTATCAAAAGTCTGTACTTCTGAAATTGATTTGATTTTTCCTTTTGTCTTGTAATTCATATTATTTATTTATTAGTACATTTTAATTCCTTCATACTTTTCTCTAAAAGCAATACTCCCTATTTCTGATAATTCAAGATAGTATTCCCAAATCTCATCAAGAAACATTCTATCTTCTTCTTTATACATGTAATCACAATACATAAAAGTTTCGTAATCCATATTCTTGCCGTCTGCATAAGTGGCTAACCAAATCATTCTTTCTTTATTCATAATCTAATTTAAAATTGATAGCTCTACTTCTCTAATTGTTAAAAGAGCCTCGGTTAATAAATATTCTTGTTCCATAGTTGTTGACTGTAACAACTGATAGTTTAATATATCCTGTGCTTTGTGTACGTCCTCTAGTCCGTTTATAACGTCGTCTACTAGGTTGGTTATTTGTATTGAGTTCATAATAATTCGGGGTTTTGGTGAATATTTCCGATTACTTCCCCATCTGTCCCTTTGTCATTAATCCATTTACCTAGGAAAATATCATCATCATCATCAATACAAAATGCACCGTTTAAGAATTGAACAGTATCAATATGGTAGTCTCTCTTATCAACTATTCTATCTTCAATAATTTCTATTGATGACCACCAACAAATAATATCACCTTCCCAAATTTCCTGACCGTTTTTATCTTTTAAGCCTGTGTATTGCATCATTGGAATTTCACTATCCCATTGAAACGTGTCAGGATTTTGAAGACTAGCTTTCAATATTAAATCTTCTAACAACATAGATTTTGTCATTTTTTTATTAGCCTCGTCCCACGCTCTAAATTTTATTTCTCTTTCCATAATCTTTATTTAATAAATTGTGCTAAATGATTTAACTTATCTAATAAGCCTTTAATACTTGCAGTTTGATTAAAATCATCTTTGCTAATCTTAAAGTCTGGACTTACCTTCTCTATGAACTCTTCATAGTTTCCTGTATTGATAAATGATTCTTTAATACTTGAACGTAACATAACTAATTCTCTATTTTCGTAGTACGCTTTATTACGTCGTCCCTGCGCTTCTAATCGTTCCCGCTGCTGTATTCCCTTGATTGAGGCTATAAGTTCCTTAGATTGCTCTTGGATGCGCTTTAAACGAATGTAATTAAGCTTTAAGTTCTCTTCGTTTTCGATTTCTAATTCTATTTGCTCTATGTTCATAATAGTATTTCTAAAGTGTTACGCTGAATTTCTGACATTTCAAACTTATCTAATATTGCTTTGATTTGCTTTTTATCACACGTTTGTGCTTTCTCGAATTGGTCTTTAGATAATCTTCTAGGTTCTGGCTTGCTTGCTTCGTTCCCGTCGTCGTCCTTCTCTGCTATTGCTAAAAGGCTTTTAAGCGTGTATCTTCTGTAGTAGGTAATACATGAGCCTAGTTTTTGTGGGTCTTTAATATCGGGTAAAAGGATTGAACTTGATATTAATGCCTTTCCTGTCTCACAATCAATTATTGTTGAGTGTACTTGACCGTCTATTATTGGTTGTACTAATGATAAGTCTTTCTTATGCAGTAATGGGTGGACTGCGTTAAGTAAATCATTCAAATCTAAATACGCGGATTTAAAGAATGGGTTCTTACTGCTTTTGGATAGGTTGCCTATCTCTTTTTGTACTTCTAATATTCGTTTCATAATCTTTTATTTTAATCTAAAGTTAATAAATACAATCGATTTCTTTAAGTATTTTTATAGTTTCTTCATACTTATCCATCATCTTTTTAATTTTATCTAATACTTGTT